ATTGGCAACAGCAAGAGCAGTAGTCTTTTGATTGATAGCATTGGTAGCCTCCTGTAATTTCGCGGATTGTTGATTAAGTTTTTCACCCAAGTTCTGCTCAATTTGACGAGCTTCCTCGTTCTTTTTGGCGATGGCAATCTTCATGTCGTTATCGCGCTCTAACCATCCGTAGTGGTGTCCAACGCGGTATGTCCCGAAGAGAGATATAAGAACACCGACAATTAACCATGGGAGTGGGATAGGTAACATTATTCAGATTCCTTACGGGCTGCTGCGATTTCTTCGCGTTCGTCGTCGGGCTCCATATGCTCTGGAGGTGTAGTGGGTGGCGGGCCGGGTGTCCATGACTCGTCTAGCTCAGGATTTTTCCAAACAGGCATTGCACCAAACGGTTGTGATGGTAAGCCATACGCAGATTGTGGAGAAGCGTAACTACTATTGGGCGTGCCGTAGCCACCACTCATACCGCCCATCATTGGTGGGCAGCCATGTTGCATTGGAGGTTGGGGATTAAACAGCTTAGAAGCTGCACCCGCTGCTCGTTTAGTCATCACACCGCCGATACCGCCAACGATAAGTAATACTATATCATTAAGCATTTTTGTGTAAGCTTGGTCAATTGGGGCCATACTCTTGATGGGTTGCGTGACGAACGTCACAGAGTAAAGCAAAGCAATGACAATGAAACACAAAATGCATGTAACAACTATCACAACAAAGCCCCAGACCCGGACTTCAAATTCTTCAGTTGTTAGGTTTGGTTTCTGATTGGACGTCATTGATTTTTTTCTCCAAGATGGGGGCTACCAAGTATTCAGGGCATTGCTGAGTGAATAAGCACTTTGGCTTCTGGCACTCTTCCGCATGGAAGTAATCGGGGTTCTGGCACTTGTACCTATAACGGTCTTCACAGCCAGTCAGTAGCAGAAGCAGTAGTAGGTATCTCATACCTTAACGTCCACTAAGCGGGCCCATTGAGTCTTGATTTCCTGAACTTTTTGCTGCTGTTCAGCCTGTCTGGTTAACTCTGCCAAACGTTTCATATTCTGTTCGTGGATCACTCTATGAGCCTCTGAAAGCATCTTGGCGTTTTGTTGGTACGTGGTAATTCTCATTTGCCTAATCCAACCCTTCCAAGTAAGAGATTAACAATTTTGTCTGACAAATCGTCAGGCAAGAACTTTAGAAAACCCAAGAAGTACAAAGCCACACACCCGTAAACGAATATCTTGAGGCAGAGGTCAAAGGTCTTCTGGTACTCATTCATCTTCCAGCCTTGGGTAAACAACTACCCAAAAGAAATAGTTAACTGGCACAGCAGACCAAAGAACTATATCAAACCAAGTCATCTACCGCACCTTCTGGTAGTGTTACAGAATTCCATTAACTCATAAATACCGATAACCACCAAGAACAGCACAAACGCACAGCCGCCAAGAATGATGGCCAACTCGTTCAACTCTGCTTCTTTTTCTTTTGCTTTCTTCTCTGCCCGCTCTAAAGCACGAAGTTCTCGAGCGTCATCTAAATCCATCTGGTCTTGGCGAGCTTTAATCTTGTTCCACACGTCTATCTTGCCGGTGGTCATAAAGAGCATTTTTAGCTCTTCCTCAAACGCTCTTGCTTGCTCAAGCGCCATCTCGATTTGTAGCGCGGTTCCCATGTTGGAACCCTTGCTTTTCTTAGTTTCAATCAGGGCTTTGGTGGCAGTTGATTTGGCGTCAAATAACTTACCGATCATTGGCGCAAGCGAGCCAAGATCATTGGCCACCGCACTGGCCTTCTTGACCATGCTAATGGCTGACTGTATGCCAGCTAGGGCTGTTAGCGGATCAATCATTTCCGTTCTACCTTTTTCCATTCAATACAGTAGACTTTTCGGTTATAGACGTCGCCAACCCAAATCCACTTAACACACCTGTATTCAATAGATACAGCCAAAAAAATTACGGATAGCACCATACAACAACGTACGTGCCCCAGACTACAAAACCGGTTATGCAGACCGCCGCAATAATTGCTTCGGCCCAGTCACCCATTTTACAGCCCTAACACTTTTTTGACAAACTCTGCGGCCACGCCCGGGCCAAACAAAACGGCTAGCATAACGGCGTAAAGCATATACTCAATATTACGCATGCGGTCTTTCCCGCTATCGAGTTTGCCCTCAATAGACCTGTAACGTTCAGCGCAAACAGCTTCGTGCACGGCTAGCCTTTTATCAACATCTGCATCCATGATTTACCTTAAACAGTAACTTCTACCCACGAAGTAGTAGGTTCATCCCAACGATATGGTTTGCCATCAGTCGGCATTGATATTGGGGCTTCCCATCGACAAGTTGTTTCGTTTAATGTCCAACTAGCAAATGGTTTTGGCGGGGTAAACGCATCGGTTTGGCTATCATAGTTATAACCAATACTAGGAAAGCATTGGCGTATTGAGCCATCTTCCGCGCACCGCAACCATGTACCGCCATATTCTCGATATAGCCATTCGGAATCCCGTGAATCAATTACATAAATTATTTCAACAACTTTTTCAATTTCTATTTTTGCATACCAAGCCATTGTTTATCCTTATGCGGTAAAAGTTCCTGAAGATGTAAAGGTATGGTATGTATAACCCCCCGCTGAAGATACAGTTCCACCCGTTCCCCTTTGTGAACCAAGATAACGAATAATAAAAACACCTTGTGTTCCATTATTGTTTCCTGTTGCACCGCCATTGCCATAACTTCCACGCAATGAATTTGAAGCATCGCCCGCAGTTGTTCCTGAACCCGCATATAAAGTTGCTGATGTAACAGTTGTAGGGTTATAGTAACCAGAGCCACCGCCTCCCGCAGAGCCAGGATTAGTGTTTGACCCCGCGCCACCGCCCCAATAGCCGCCACCACCACCGCCCGAGCCACCGCCATCGCCTTGACTACCTGAAGAACCGCCTTGTAATGCTGAACCAGTTTGTGATGGAGAAGAACCACCCGCAGATTGTGTACCACCGCCACCACCTGACGTTTCGCCTGAACCACCTGCAATACCACTTGTTCCACCACCCGCGCCACCTGCCGCACCTTCGTATGCCGCACCGCCACCGCCGCCTGCAATCAATATTGCATTAAGTTGTGATGATGAACTTGTAAATATTCCTGAATATCCACCACCACCACCACCAAATCCAAGATCACCGCAAAAACCACCGCCGCCAACAACGGTAGGCCCTGTTCCTGAACTTGGTGCGCGTGAATTACCACCACCACCAACAACAATAACAAAAGATTGCGGTTGCGTTACATTCATAAAAGCAGTAGCCGCACCGCCGCCACCGCCTGCGCCTGATGAATAACCACCCGCACCGCCGCCACCCCAAGCAAACATTTCAATTATGTAAGATGGAACGCTATAGTAAGGAATCCATAAAGAAACCGCCTCGCTATACCATTCAGGATAACCTAGCGTAGTATTAAATCTAGTCATGCCATTGTTAGGGCTTGCAGGGCGTTGAGCAGTAGTTCCGCTAGGCAAATCAAAATAACCCGTACTTGTATTTGCTTGGTCGCTAACTGCCGCAGGGGTAACTGCAACTGTTGACCAAATTGGCGATGCGCTAGAACCTCCACTAGTCAATACTTGACCTGATGTTCCATAATTAGGCGTACTACCAACACCAAGGGCTTGTGATGCGTTAACAGTTAAACCAGTAGTGCCATTAGTTTGCAATGCCAAAACACCGCTATTATCTGCGCTTGTTTTAAGCCCCGCTACGCCGCTTACTACGCCATCATCGGCATTGATATTTGTTGCCATGCTTACTCCAATGTAATTGCATCAGGGTTGTTGGGCCATGCGCTAAAGGTTCTTGGTTCTGTAATCGTGCTTGGCAAGTCACGCAAAGTTTGACGATATGTTGTCCACTCGGCTTTTTTGGGAATAGTGCAATCAGCAATCTGAGTCCAATCACACTCTTTGAGTAACTGGTTGCGTTGACCACGAATGTTAGCCATTGCAGAATCTTTAGCTGCTTGGATTTCTTCAGCACTCATGTCAGCCACTTGAACGATAGAAACAAATTCACCATCGTCATAGGCAGAGCATTGAACCAACTTCTGAGTCAGTCTGTCATGGGCTTTGAAAGCATTGACCTTCTTAGCATTGTTAGCAGTCAAGAATTCATCGCTTGGGCCATTGCCATTGAATGATGTATTGCCGAACAGTTCACGATAGTCGCCAACTGTAATGGGGCTAGTTAAGATTGCAATTTGCATGATGTTTCCTTAAATTGGGCCTGTGTTGGGGAATGCCGCAGTAGGCGGTGTGAACGTTGTGGTGTATCGGGCATAGCCTCTTGTGACTCGTAAATCATCAATGTAGCCACTCCATGTATAGTTATCAAATGTTCTTCCAACATGACAGCCTTGCTCTGTAAAATCTTGAGCATCTGTTGCACTACCAACACTTACACCATCTAAATACAAAGTAACAGTTGAGCCAGACCTAACTGCTGCTATATGTTGCCAAGTGTTTAATGTTAAATTTGTACTTGATTGAA